CACCGGTAAGCTTAGTGTCGCTAAAGACAGCATCGACAACGCCGTCAAAGACCCCGAGCTCAGAGTCCTTCTCGGTTACAGAGGTAATCTGAAGACCCTGCTCACGACTTTCATGAGGCCGTGGGTCGAGCTAGCCACTCGTAGCGGGGGCAGGCTCCATCCCGAGTTCAATCAAGTACGGGGCGACATATACGGCACGCGAACGGGGCGACTGTCTAGCTCCAATCCTAACTTCCAGAATATCCCCACCGAGTTCAAAGGTGAGCCTCCGGCAGGATTGCTCCCATTACCATTCATGAGGCAATATGTCCTTCCCGATGAAGGTAACCTTCTTGTTACCTCCGACTTCAACGGTCAAGAGATGCGCATCGCGGCGCACTTTGCTGAAGGTCGTGCGGCCGAGATCTATCGTAATGATCCAGGTGCCGATTTCCACAAGGCCGTCTCCAAAATCATTGAATCGGACGCAGGTATCTCGCTTGATCACAAGCAAGTCAAAATCACCGGATTCTCGCTGCTTTACGGTAGTGGGATCAACTCACTGGCCGAATCGCTGGGCGTGGATCGTGGTACAGCCTCTAAAATCCGCTCTCACTACTTCCAAGCTCTGCCCGGGTTCAAAGAACTCATGGACGATGTCTCCAAAAGAGGTCGCCAGGGTCTCCCGGTCAAGACGTGGGGTGGAAGACTCATACACGCTGAGAGAGCCAAACTGGTCAACGGTCATCAATGGACGTTTGAGTACAAGCTACTGAACTATCTGATTCAGGGCTCGGCAGCTGACCAGACGAAGGAAGCCATTAATAGTACAGGTTACCGGACACCGTACCGCAGGTTTATGATCACAGTCCATGATGAGAACGTCTACTCTGTAGACCCGGATCATCTGGAGAGTGAAATCGCTGAGATCAAAGCCAGCATGGAGACTCAGCAAGGCTGGGACGTACCGTTCAAGGCTAAGGTTGAGACCGGTGCGAACTGGTGGGACATTCAATAGGAGGTACACTATGTCGCTCGCACTCTTGTTCTGGATTCTGATGCTGCTATGGCTGGTCGGTTACGGCTACGGCACGTTTCGCGGGCCGGTGGCTTGGCCTGTAGTCGGGCCGGATATTCTACTGTTCATCCTGCTAGTTTGTCTCGGCTGGAAGGTCTTTGGGAGTCCAATACAATGAGCGTCGGCACGATTCTCCTCATCATCCTGATCTTGTTGCTAGTCGGGGCATTCCCAACATGGCCTCACGCCGCTAATTGGGGCTATGGACCAACTGGTATAGTGGGGGTTATCCTCATCATCGTAGTCATCTTGCTACTGATGGGGAAACTATAACAAGTCGGGCGGCGCGCGACCGTCGCCCGACGACCCGCATAACAGGACAGTAGCAGGATTAATCAAATGTATAGGCGACGCTACGAAATTCGCCATATCGGGTACTCTCCCCGAAAATCCACTCTAGGACAGGCTAAAAATCGTGACCTTTAAGCCCATGTTAGCAGATGAAGCAGATCTGAAGATCCTTCAATACCCGGTACTCGCTTCACCCAAGCTCGATGGGGTAAGAGCTACATGCCTAGATGGGATCCTCAAGACCCGTTCGCTCAAGCTTATCCCCAACCGGGAAGTTCAACGGGTGTTCAAATTCGCAGCCCCGCTAGATGGAGAATTGATCGTAGGTGATCCATACGGGAAGTCAGTATTCCGAGACACCATGAAAGTGACGTCGGCATTCGATGCCGATATCAAGGATCTCAAGTTCTACGTCTTTGACCTAGTCAGTACTCAGCCTTTCCAGAACCGCCTGCGGGAGACATACCCTTACGTCACGGGTCATGATATATTGCGCCCCGTTCCGCACCTTCTGGTGGAGGACGAGGCTCAGCTCTTACTGTTTGAAGAGCAGATGCTCGATACAGGATACGAAGGCGTCATGCTACGTGATCCGAATGGGAAGTACAAGTTTGGTAGGTCTACAGCTCGAGAAGGTGGGTTGCTTAAGGTCAAGAGAAAGCTCACTTCTGAGGCCAGGGTCGTTGGTTTCGTGGAGCAAATGCACAATGGAAATGAAGCCAAACTGGATAACTTGGGGAATATGGAAAGATCCAGCCACCAAGCGAATCTCACACCGATGGGTACACTTGGGGCCCTGGAAGTCGTGGACATTAGCAGCGGCGTATCATTCAATATCGGCACGGGTTTCACTTTTCAGGATCGCGATGAGATTTGGAAGAACAAGGATAAATACAGAGGTCAAATTGTCTCGTATGAATATCTACCAATCGGAATCAAAGACCGGCCCAGACATCCAGCATTCCTGGGATTCAGAATGAGTGAGGATACATGAGACCTTGGAGTCACTCCCGGCTTAGCACGTACGAAACCTGCCCCAAGCAGTACCAGTACAACTATATTGAAAGGCTACCAGGGTTCAGGCCGGAGTCGCCCGCTGCGAGTCGGGGGACAGCTATACACGAGCGGGCGCAGTTGTATCTAGAGGGCAAGTTGATGATGTACCCCCACGAGTTCCAGCGTGTATCAGCGCATTTGATGACTCTTAAAGCCAAGAAGGCTATGGCTGAGAAGAAGCTGGCCGTAAGGGTAGACTGGTCCCCGTGCGAGTACGATGACTCAGAGACCTATTTCAGGGCTATCATAGACGTCATCTACGTCGATGAGCCCTCCAAAGTCTGCGGTGTAGAGGACCACAAGACGGGGCAGATATACGACTACCACGAGGGTCAACTGTCCAACTACGTGGCGGTAGCAGCGGCCCACTTCCCAGATTACGAATACCACTCCCGTTTGATCTACGTCGATCAGGGAATAGTAACCAAGCCGAAGATAACCCCAGCTAATCGAGTCAAGCCTATCCGTATCATGATGGATGGAAGAATCAAACTAGCTGAAGAGGACACGATCTTCCCCACTAAGCCAGGCTCTCATTGTAAGTGGTGCGACTACTCGCAGAGGTATGGTGGCCCATGCAGGTTCTAGAGTCAGCAATAGAGAACAAGGTTTCTGACTATGCCAAGGCTAAGGGATGTCTGGTACTAAAGCTCAATGTGCTTGGAAGGAGAGGGTGGCCCGATAGATTATATGTATTCAAAGGTAAGGTGTTTTTTATTGAGTTCAAACGTAAGGGTGAAAAGCCCGGAAAGTTACAAGAGCATATTCATGCTAGCCTTAGACAACACGGAGTCCGAGTTTTCGTGGTCGACCATTGGTCCACTGGGATCGACGTTATCAACAGTATTACCAAGGAAGATTAGCAACTTTCGCGACTTCACCAAAGCCGACATCGCAACGGGGGACAACGATCCCGTTTACTGGGCCGTGGTTAAGGCCAAGCAGGAGTGGGGCTACGACTGGGCGACTAAGTTCTGCGTCGGTATGTTGACCTACTACCACGTAGGTACTGCCGCAGCGGCTGCCGATTACAATGGCCCCGAATTCTGGGCATATATCCGGGATCAGTATGGAGTTGCTCCCCGTGGATCGGGGCGACGTCATTTTCGAGGCGCAGCGGGTCTGAACGCTCTCCAGATTATGGAGCAGTTCTCTCCTAACCCCAACGATTTCTTCTACAAGTTTGCCCGGACGTATCTGGGGGTTAAGTCTGGGTGTGAAACTAGACTAGCTCAGTTCGGCCCGTACTTCCAGCTAAAGGTGGCCGACTACATGGATCGCTGCCTAGAGTTGTCGATACACAGCTATGATGGCCTCGCCCGTAATCTGTCGACTATCCCCAAGAGAGCGGCGTTGGCGGAATACCCCCATCTACCATCGTACCTAGCCTTTCAGAGAGTCTGCGACTCCGTCAAGGACTTGCAATTACTAGCTCCACCGATCTTTGATCGCCCCATAGGACCAGCTGAGATCGAGTCCTGTCTATGTGATTGGTATCACATCAAGTCGGGGAGCAACTGGATCGGCTCGGACAATCAGACTAAGCGTGCGAGTTTCAAGGGATACGGATGGCGTGCTGAAGCGATGGCCGAGTTCATGCCCCCAGTAATTCCCAAGAATCTTTTCGTGTACGCTATAGACGCGGACGGTGGTAGTAGCGTATAATCTAGGGGTAGTAACAAAAAGGAAAGAAGCATGAAGTGGACGCCCAAGCCTTATCAGTTTGAGGCCGTGAAGTTCGTTCTCGGCAACTCTTACTGTGGAATCTTCCTCGATCCAGGTATGGGGAAGACATCCGTCAGTCTCGCCGTAGCATCCTACCTACGTGGTCAGAAGCAGATCAATCGCATCTTGATCATCGCCCCCATTCGTCCATGCTACAAAGTGTGGCCGGACGAGATCAAGAAGTGGGACGAGTTCAGACATCTCAGCTATACCATTCTACATGGGCCGGAGAAGGATGACCGGCTCAACGCCATCACGGACATCTATATCATCAATCCTGAAGGATTGAAGTGGTTCTTCCAAAATGGTGGGTTGGATAAGATCCAGCCGGATATGTTGATCATAGACGAGTCCACGAAATTCAAGGACTACTCGACGGCCAGGTTCAAGTTACTGAAGCCAGTTCTCCATACGTTCAAGCGTCGGATCATTCTGACGGGCGAGCCTGCCCCCAACGGCTACATGGATCTATTCGGACAGTGTTTCGTGATGGATCGGGGACAATCTCTAGGCAAGTTTATCACCCACTTTAGGATGCAGTATTTCTTCCAGTCCGGATACGGTGGGTACGAGTGGAAACTGCGGCTAGGAGCTGATAAAGAAATACAGGCTAGGATCAAGCCCTACGTCATGCGTCTAGCCGCAGAGGATCATCTTGAGATGCCGGAACTGATCTTTGACGACATCTACATTGACCTACCCCCAGCTGCTAGGAAGGTGTATAAGGATTTTGAAACTCACTTTCTTGCTGAGGTGGGGGACTCTACCATACTCTCCGTGAATGCAGCAGCCATAGGCAGCAAGTGTCGTCAGGTGGCGAACGGGGGAGTGTATGACGAATTCCATATAGCCCACCACGTTCACGACGCGAAGACAGAGGCGTTAGTTGACCTCGTAGAGCAACTGCAGGGTACACCCCTACTAGTGGCCTATGAGTTTCAGCATGACCTGGAACGAATTCAGAGGGTATTCAAAGATGCTCCGTGCTTAACGGGGATGACTGGTCCAAAACTGGATAGGGTGATCGATGCTTTCAATCGAGGCGAAATTCCAGTACTTCTCGCCCATCCTATGTCAGCCGGCCACGGTCTCAATCTTCAGGAGGCCTGCCATCACGTCTGCTACTACGGGCTGGGTTGGGATTTGGATACATTCCACCAGCTGTATAAGCGTGTCTGGAGGCAAGGTCAGCCTAGCAATCGCGTCTTTGTGCACAGAATCCTCGCAGATAACACCTTGGATAAAACCGTATCCAGGACGCTACTCGCCAAGGAACGCACTCAAAACAACTTTCTAGACGCAATTCGGAGCGAACATGCTTATTAAGTTGCACGGTACCAGTGGCTCGGGGAAGAGCACGGTAGCTCGGCACCTCATGAGTCTGGGCGATACTGACCCAGTAGAGTTGGCATATAGGGTGACGATTCCAGGATTCAAGAAATCACTCTATGTGCTAGGTCTCTACAACTCTCAGTGCGGTGGGTGCGATACCCTCACAGCAGGACAGCAGATCTCGCTGATTCATCACTACGCCTCGCAGGGACACGTGTTCTATGAAGGGCTGCTAGGATCAGAGTATTACGGCAGGCTTGGGGAGGCATCAGAGCCCTATGGGAATCGTCACGTTTTCGCGTTCCTTGATACGCCGATTGAGCTCTGCATTGAGCGAGTCAAGGCTCGTCGCCTGGCTAAGGGAAATGCTAAACCTCTGAATGAGGAGAACACTCGGAATCGAGTCAGGAAAATCCTTATGCTGAGGCAGAAGTTGATTACCCAGGGTCGGGTGGTCGTGGATATTCACTGCCTAAATGCAGGCGAGGAAGTATTCAATCTGTTCAAGGACGGCGACAATGCTTAATCCAGATCAATTCGTGATACTCGACTACTGGATGAACGAGCGTCAGCGCGTCCACGACCTCAAGGAAACAGGAGTCCCCCGACCGTGGTCTAAAGACCCAATCTTTCAGGCCTACAAGTTCTGCAATGTACGGCGGGAAGATGACAAGGTTACCCAGTGGTTCGCCGACAATTGGCGAAGTGACAAGTACTGGTTTGAGAAGAATTTTGTCCCCGCCATCATGCTCGGTCGGACGATCAATTGGCCTAGCACTCTTGAGTATATTGGCTTCCCCGCAGAGTGGAACGAAGATGTTTTCTGTAAGAAGCTGGACGAATATCAGGCCCAGGGTAACAAGGTCTATACCGGTGCCTATATGATCACGGCGGGGCCGACTGGAGTACGCAAGAATGCGTGGGTAACGGGCAATGCGAACACGTACTTCAAGAATCCACCGAAGCTTGACCCCAGTTCGATCCAGAAGAGCTGGGAGACTATAATTCAGAATCGCTATCCTTGCGTGGGTCCGTTCATAGCGGGGCAGATTATCGCAGATTTAAAGCATTCAATAGTGCTGGAGCAGGCTGAAGATTGGTATACCTGGGCTGCTATTGGTCCAGGTAGTGCTAGGGGTCTGAATAGGCTTCACGACAGACCTCTCACTGATACAGTTAACCAAGCCCGAGGGCTGCAAGAGATGAGGGAGGTGAAGCTAAAACTTGGACGGACTGATCTCTGTCTCCAGGATATTCAGAATTGCCTATGTGAGTTCGACAAGTACCAACGTGTTAGGTTAGGTCAGGGGAAACCGAGATCAGGATACCCTGGCAAATAACAGGAACGTAACCTCAGAGGAAAGAAATGGCTAGAATGCCGATTGAAATACAGCCCAAAACGACCAGACCCTATCGACACTTCTTCAAGGACTACGGATTGCCCGGACGGAATTACAGCGATCCCGTTCGGTGTCTAGATGGGGCAATCAAGTTCCTCCAGTGGCAACAGATCAACACGACGGTCGAGTGCTGGAACGTCCAGGAGGGGAAGATGCTTGGGTGGTATAAGCGACACGCCTCAGGAACCATCACTTTCTGGAGGAATATCAATGTCTAGTCCACTCAGTCTAACGTACACCGACGTGAATGAGGCGTACTACGAGCTTCAATATACCAAGCACCACTACGTCAGAGAGGAGATGACCCGAAATGGTGCAGCCTTGGTATTCCAAGAACCAGTGCTTCTTACTCACACCTCCCCGTACCGCAGGGTCTTGTTCGACCCCATACGGAACGCCAACCCGTTCTTCCACTACATGGAAGCAATCTGGATGCTCGCGGGTGCCAATTCTGTGCCGTTCCTGGCGAAGTTTGCGCAGAACATCAAGCAATACTCGGACAACGGAACGACGTTCCACGCAGCCTACGGGCATAGGTGGAAACATCACTTCGGGGCCGACCAGATCGAGCAGATAATCTACATGCTGAAGAAGGATTCACATACTCGACGGGCTGTCCTCGGTATGTGGGATCCTGAGGTCGATTTGGAGTCCTTCAGTAAAGACCTCCCGTGCAACACCCACGTCTACTTCAAGGTGCAGGAAAACTACCTCCACATGACTATCTGTAACAGGTCTAACGACCTGGTCTGGGGCATGTTGGGGGCGAATTTCGTTCACATGTCGATTCTTCAAGAGTATATCGCCAACGCAGTAGACCTGGAAATCGGCAATATGTACCAATTCACCAATAACCTACACGTGTATCTAGGGTGGGAGGATAAGTGGGAAAGAGGTGGATGGGACGATTGGTATACTCAGCGACCTACCCTACAAGCTTGGAGATTTGGCCCGCGAAATTTTGATCAGGACGAGGCCATACGATTCGTGGAAGAGGGAATCCACAGTAATCGCCCGTATCAGTGCAGAATTCTGCGGGATAACGCAGTCCCCATGTACGATGCCTGGGAGATTTACAAACAGGACGATCTACACAAGGCGATCCACGTTGCTAGCCGCATCTACGATGACGACTGGCGCAAGGGCTGCGTCGACTGGCTAGTTCGTGTGAAGGATGACCGTGAAAACAAAAGGTGACCGTTTGATGTTCATGCGTGAAGCCTTCAAAGTGCGGAGGTTTCATACTGTCCCCTTCATGGCCGTACCTGAAAACGTGGGAGAGCACACGGCTAACATGCTAATGACCATCTATTTCCTGTACGATGATAAGCCACCTTTAAGTGTGGTAACGGCGGTGCTTTACCACGATGCCCCCGAATTGGTAACGGGGGACATTCCCGCGCCCACGAAATGGATGGCTCCTGAGTTCAATACGGTCATTGAAGCCCTGGAGGAGAAGATCGTCAAGGATATGGGCTTTCCTGTCGAGAAGCTGCCCGAGTTCGATGACGCCCTAGTCAAATTCGCCGACATCATGGATCTCAACTTTAAGTGCGTCGAGGAAGTGGCCGTCGGGAATCAGATTGTCTTTGAGATGCTCATGCGGGGGATAGTCCATGCTAACAACCTACTCCGAGGGCCGCTCAAGACTCACAAGAGAGCGATGGATCTCTTCAAGGTACTAGCTTCCAACCCGTACGTCAACATTCCTGAATTCGAGGAATCACCTCAAGGAGTAAAGCATTGAGCCAGAACAATCACCAAGTGGGCGGAGTCCACTATCAACTACGAAGCACTGCCGGCCCATTCAATCTGCAACACTGGGATTTTGCGTGGATCCTAAACATGGATTACTTCCAAGGGCAGATCACGAAGTATATCTGTCGTTACCGGGACAAGGGAGGGATTCAGGATCTGAAGAAGGCCCAGCATTTCCTGGCGAAGTACATCGAACTGCTGGAGGGGGACAAGACACCAGTAATAGATGCTATCCCGTCAGAGGCCGATCCGGTGCGTGGCTACAAAATCCCAGTAGAAGCTGCTCCCGTAGACCCGCACGAAGTCAATCCTACGGGCTGGGTGAGATTCTCATACGAAGGCACTGACGGCAAAGGTGCCTTGTTTACCTGTCGTAAATGCCGGGGAGAGGTCAGGTGTCCACATGGCTACTTCCCTGGATATGCCCACATGAACTGCCCTGATCCTGCTGCACCAACTGGCGCCTACGTCAATCAAGGGTAACAACCTAGTGGCCCGGTAGGGGTATCGGGCCGACGCTCCGAGCAGGATTTAGAGACTGAATAAACCTGCTAGGAGCGTCGCTAGAAAATTTCCCAGATACCCGGAGCCTCTAGCGCGGACGCGCTAGAGCAGGCTAATTCAGGCTCTGCGACGAGTCCATCCCGCAGCGAGCAGTCCCAAACCCGCAAGGGCGAGGGTCGTTGGCTCTGGTACTGATTGCAGTGTAACGATGGCTTGGCTACGACCAACCAGAGTAGCTTCCTGACCCGCTACACCATTCCAGCCGGCGAGGGTGCCGTTAGTACCCAGGCTCATACTGTACAGGTTAGCAGCTGCAAATGGGCCACTAGTACTGAAGCTGAAGGAGTCGGTCAGTAGAAGGGCTGCGTCGGCGAAGCTGGCGAGTAGCGTACCTGGTAGATCAGTCGGATTGTCTGCACCTTGGGCATTAGCTGGGTCACCGTAGTACAGCAGGTTCAGATTGCTTCCGATGGCGTTCTGCCACGTTCCACTGCCGCTGGCGTTGAACTCTGCGACGGGGCCAAGAAAGCTAGTGCCTGAGATAGCCAGTGCAATTGCGATTGCAGTGGCGTTGTGATTGATAATTTGAAAGCTGGAGGTATTCAGAAAGTTAGTGGCGCCGACGAATTGTGTCTGAGCCGAACCCAGAATTTCCACTCCAGCGACTGTAATGTTCGCAATCGCCAGCTGACCTACCAGTGGATTGGTATCACACGCTGCCTGGTCTTGGCAGTTAAAGATGACGCCGTTGATGTTAGCTGATAGTTGGAGCGTCGCAAATGCTGGAGATGCTAGCACCGCGAGCGCTGCTACTGCTAGAAGCTTCTTCATGTATTTCCCCTTGAGGACTACACAGCGGGGAGGGCACCCTCCCCGCTTACCACTACTTCGGTGACGGTGCTGCTGAGACGTACACCAGTACTGGCTTCTTGCCCGACTGGACAAGGATAGCTGGTACTGTTCCCGGCGGATCGTCAGCCTTTGGCTGAGCCAGAGGCAACGCGATCAGAATTGCCACCCCATACGGCAGTTCCGGCAGAACAATCGGCTGACTGATACCGATGCTTGGGTCAGGCGGAATGACGATTGGTGGCGAGACATGACCGTAGCGTGGCGGGGGCAGCTCGTTGTCGATGGACACTCCAGGCGGGAGCTGAGGAGGCCACATCTCTGGGGGCAGAACGATGGGCGGCGACGGACGAACTGGCGGAATGGGGAGAGCATTGCCGGGATGGCCCCCAACAGGATGGCCCTGGCCGTAGCCAGGATCAACCGGACGACCGAAACCTGGCAGGGTGTTATCTGGATAGCCTGGAGTATTACCCAGTGGAACGATCAAGGCGAGTATCGGATTCATTTGGATCCTCAAGTGGTCTTACAGGGAATTGAATCACTTCTTGCTGCGGTCTCTCCTCCAACTTTTTAGTCATTGTTCTTATGATCGCTGCTTGCCTGGCGACCTCATCCATCGCAGCGTTGCGCTGCAACGATAAAATCTCAATTAGATCCTGCCCTCGAATTTCATGTTCCATCTGTCTCATCCTTTCCAAGTTTAGCTGTGAGTATATCCTCTGGCGATGGGGGCATACCCTCAGTCGAGGCGGAATAGCTGATCTCTAACGCTTCTGGCTTTGCCACGACCTGCCCCATGGTGTAGAAGTGCCCTGGTGGCAAGAGAGTCTGGGCGTAGGCCCAGAATGAATTGATCGGGATGACTAGCTTTCCAACCACGTAGTTCTCTGGTCTCATCATGCCTCCGTGAATCCACCACCACTGCTACCCGTAACCAACAAGGTACTCTGTATAACGTAAGTATTGAACGAACCTGACTGAGCTCGTGCATCAATTATATGGGGGCCAAGAGGCGTACCAGTAGGTATATTGATCAGCCCCGATGAGACTGGCCCATAGGGATTGCCTGGATTACCTACAGCGCCGCCAGGTATGGATTTGCCTGTAGTTCCTGTATCTGCAAATCTGAGCGGAGAACCAACAGCAAAACTGAAGACAAACGTAATGCTGTTTGTTGGTCTAGGGGTTAGCAGGGTAAAGGTCAGAGCCTGGAATTGCTGTATACCCACTATCTTACCTGGGTTATTATTCGCAGCTGGGTTAACCAATGTACCGGACGGGGATGTCGGGGGCGGATTGGGGACATCTGTCCCGAAGTACATCGTCCAGTCGAGAGCGCCAGAATCGTAGGTGCCATTACCGCTGCCTGGAACAGCTGAGCCAGACATACCTGAAAAGCCGAAGAAGCAATTACCGGCGATGATATCATTTGTGGTCAGACCAATTGCGGGGGCATATACTCCAGGAATGGGGGCATACGCAGCGCCGCCCGTCAGGGTTAGGAGAGTGTCCCCCGCCGCGCCTGAGAAGGCTGCGTAAGTCTTGGACAACTTACCAACAAAGGTAGCCGCACGACCCGATGGGGCAAAGGCCGTACCTCCAGAGAACGTCATACCATTAAAATTCTCACCAGTAGGCAAGGATGCATTCTGAATCTGCCAAACTATCCACCCCATGCCCGTGCTAACAGGAGGGTAGCCAACTATATTAGCCGAACCAGGAAACCAAGCTTGAGGGCCATATGAAGAACTAACCTGCGCACTAGCAGTCGGCCTCGCCGAAATGGACAGAATGCTCATGGAACACTATACGGCGTGACCGTGGCCCAAATATCCGTACCCCCACCACCCCACATACTAACGATGGAATAGGTTGTCCCCCACGCCGTACCTGAGGCTAGCTTGACTCCAGCGGGGAGATTGATAGAGCCGCCACCATTTACAAGTATGCGGCCGACCTGACCCCCAAGCAATAAAATACTGGTGATGGTAGATCCTGGGGTTACGCCAATAGTCTGGGCAATCCGAAAGTCCCAACTACTATTAAACGCACCTTTATATTGGTAAGCCCCCATTACAGAACCCGCAGTAAACGAGCCTGTAGAATTGATATTACGAGTAGAGGCATCTAGGTGGTAGCCTGCCACAAGAGTGAATGAGTTGCCGGTATGGAGTATATTCTGTACTGAAGTGCCGAAACTGCCCCCACCAAACTTTAATTGATTGTCAATGTCTAGGCCGAAATAGGTGTAGAATTGACCAATTCTACTGAAGCACATATAGGACGCATCCCCAGCAGCGCCTGCATTATTTATACTGAGTTTAGCTGGAGCACTAGCCACATTAAAAGAGCCTGAACACCCCGAAACGGTCAATACTCCAGTTGGGCCCGTATTCAAGTTAGCATTTGGTCCCAACGTCAAATTACCAGTTATAGATACGTTAGTACCAACAGCCATCCCACCTGCTATAGTCAATCCTCCAGCTGTATCAAATATCAGCCCCTTGGCGGCGTCCCAATCTTCCGCATCGGCGGTAGCTGACGGCATAAATCGCAGATTGCCCCCTATATCAGACACTCGCCACCACTTACTGCCGGGCACTCTAAACTGCTCTTCCCCGTATACCGCCAATTTGGTCGGGCTGACTGCAGCACCTAGGCCTGAGTCGATGCGAAATAGATTGACCCCAGCAGCAACGAATTGCATCACGCCAGTACCTGACCGCCAGATGCCCAGGCCGACTTCGTTGTTGAAGCCTAAGCCAGGTTGGCTGATCGTACCGTCAAAGATGCGGAACGGGGCCAACATACCACCGCGACCGGTGCGGTCAAGACTATTGGTCAGTTCTGCCCCGATGTCCGACATCGTGGGGTTCGCCCACGACGTTGCGATCGTCGTGAAAGGGATGACCGGATTGGTCGGTGGGAGCGAATATACACCTGCACTGTTACGGGGCATGTCTACTCTCCAATTGCCTGAGCACCTTGGATCGGCGCTTGCTGAACTCCAGCACGAAGAATCTGAGCGATTCGCTTCTGAGTTTCTGTATCACGAATACCCGTGCGATCGACCTTGCTAGCCGCGGGGCCAAAGATCTGTCGAGACCAGTCTAGCGGATTCAGAGGATTAAACGCTTCATCACGGGGATTCCGCACCTTGAATTGATGAACTAGCTCAGCAGCCTTGTCGATCTTGCTACCCTTGACCGGCCCCGTACCTGCTTCGGCTACCAGTTTAGCGGGACTGATATAGCCCGCAGAGTACCCTTCTGCGCTAGAGCCACCAGATCGGTAGACGCGATCAATGTCGTCGATCTCACGACCTTGGCGAAGCAGGTCGTCAAACTTGCTGGCGTTCTTTGGGCCAATAGCCTTGTCGATGAGCGGACGGAGGACACCCTTAATAGACTCAGCTTGTTCTGGAAACTTCCGAGTCATCATTTCTGCCTCCCGCCACGCATCGAGAATGCTGGAGGCTTTGATTGACTGGATACTTCCCCCATCTTTAGTCAGCACCTCGTGAATCATGGCTAAGGTTGGAGACTTGGCCATGACGTCTTCCACGGTCTTAAGTTGACCAATCTCTCCCGCTAGAACAGCCTTATCGTCATCGTCAATCTTGGCCTTTACATTCTTGGGGAATAGAGCGTTGGTCTCGTTCTTCACGCTCTGCCTTCCAGCCTCAATTCCCTCTTGACTTAGGCGTTCACCCTTCAAACCTGCGCTCTTCATCAAATCTCTGGTAATAGCCGCAGTTTGTTCCTCGTACGCAGCCCTACCCGTACCAGTCGCGTATTCCATGCCGCGGTTAGTTACATCCCCGCTGATCTGCGTCGACTTGGGCTTGAACGATGGAAACTCATCTAGCAGCTTCTTGCCCCGTTCAATCAGCTCCTTACTGCCCTTCTGGACAGTGCCGCCGACGACAGAACCAGCGGCTCCACCCACGGCTCCACCTATACCACTGAGTACGGTATTCGTCAGTCGTTCCTCAATATCCTTAGCCGGCTGGGTGAGGCCTTGAGTTCCGCCCACTAAGGCATTACCAAATATCTTGAAGGGCTTGAAGCCGATCAAAGCCGTGGGGTCAAGTACGCTACCCGTGGTACGACCTGCCGAGTAATTCGGATCTGTTTCGGCCCTAGCTTGTTGCCTTGCCTCTTCTTTCGCCCAGTCCTCGCCGCTGTACGCACCGACGAGTTGTCCTGCTCCACGGATGACGTTGCCCCAGGCATCAACGCCACCCTCAATGAAAGGCTTAGCACCCTTGAAGGCGCCAGCGTATGGATTGCCCCCCGTAGCAGACATAGTACTGGGTAGCGCCCCACCTCCGGGAGGCATCTCTGCGGCATTCGCAGAGCCGATTGGGTTAAGAGCCGCCAGAGTACTGGATAGCACCCCACCCCCAGCTTCAGCCTTCTTTTGCGGCTGCTTATCTGACGGAATGGGAGGTACCTGCGTATCGAACCACTTCCGGGTCATCTCGTAAGCTTGCGGTACAGTCCAACCCTTCTGCACCAGTCCCGGTACATGTTGAGACGCCGCTTGTTCGAATTGATGAGCCCGTTCCATACGGGCCATGAATTGTTCGCGAGTCTTGGGGCTATCCCCTGGTTGAGGCACGCGGGCTTTGGCTGCGAGAAAATCAATGTTAGATGGATTGCTTCCATACTCCTTCTGGAAGCTTCCAATCAACTCATTCACAGCTCCTTCAAAATCGCGTGCATTAGATACCTTGGGATTACCGCCAGTAGTGCTCCCCGTCATGAAGTCCCACGCATTCATGATCATGGAGCCTATACCGCCACCAGGCATTCCGCCCTCGTGAGCCGACCTCATCGTCTTGAGGGATTCCCCAGTCTGGGGGAGAGTAGTCCAGGACTTCTGCTTCCCCGCAAGATTTTCCTGCTCTTGCTTAACTGCAGCCTCGTGTTCCTTCATGCCAATTGGGTTCTGACCGAAGGGGGCTGTGGGAAGAACATTAGTCGGTGGACCTTCCGCAAAGTCAATCGGCATCTTTGGAGCAGGCGGCCCGACGACTGGCCCAGCGGGGGGCATTGCTCCACCCTTACCGCCAAGCTCCTTCCGAATCATGGCTACGTTCTGATCTCGAATCTGCGCTTCCTGAGGCGTAGCGGGTTGTTTGGCGAGCTCAGCTTGAAGTTCTGTCTGGAGAATCTCCAATTTCTTACCTTGAGCAACGGCTTCTTGCTGAGGCGGAACCTGATATTGCCCGCGCGGGGGCAATCCCACCGGCGACGGTGCAGTATTAAGGGCTGGCGGTGGAGTTTGCTGCTGAGCGGGTGGCGAGTAGCCGGCTGCAGGAGCCGCTGCCGGCGGAGCGGGGGCAGCTTGTGCAGGAACTGGCGTCGGCCCGCTCATTCCTGGGCCGTTTGGGGCCGATCCGGGGTTGACCGCGGGCAATTGAGCCGCTTGCGGCCCGTACATCTTGATTGCCTCTGACCGAAGTACAAATTTCTTCTGGTTGCCTTGACCCGTGGGTACTTCGACAAGCTCGTTCTCAGACTTGATCTTCTCAGTAACGCGCTGACGAGTCTCCTGCGCCTCGACCATGCCCGGAACGGGGACAGCTCCATCAGGCCTGAGGAAGTGGGTCTTGTTAGGATCTTGTGGCGTATAGTACGCCTCAAGCATTTGCTTGGCCCGAGCCTTTACGGCAGGATTCCAATGATTCTCCAACTCCATGAGTTCTTCACGGGAAGGAATCTGACCTCCACCTACCGCAGCTGTAGCATTAGGCAACGCGCTGCCCTGGGATCGCCCCCGATTGAATACGGCATTAGCAGCTTCATAATCTTGTTTGGCAAGCTTGCGCTTATGCGCATCTTGCATCATGGCGATGCCCTGCTTCGCCGTCAGGGGATTCGACAACATAGCCCGAATCTCAGGATCTTCCTGAGCGCCGGCCATATTGGACAGATCGGTATGGAACTTCTGAGCGAGTTGACGACGCTCAGATTCAACATTCCGCATTTCGCGCTCAGATCCAATTCGATCCATCGCACTTACGGTTGATAGGTAGGGATCGTTGCCTCCACCCTTAGAGGCTGCTAATTGTTTGGCGAGCGCAGCCTTCAGCCGATCGTTGAGAATCGTCTCATCGACCTGGAAAGGGTCGAGACTAAAGTCCATACCTTCATTCATGGATGTTCCTTAGAAGGCTTTGAGTCCTTCAAGCAAAGATCCGCCCATGCTACCTATACCAGACGCCCTTGCGTTCGCGGCGTTACCAGCTTGTTCGGCGTATCCGCTGGAGTTTACGTTACCCATGCTCGGCGGGGCCAGACCATAGTTGGCGTAGCTAGGATCGTACTGCGGCCCCTGACCCTCCATCAGCATATTCTGCGTGATAATTGGATCATAGTACATCTGCCGGGCCATATTGAAGTCTTGCTGACGTTCGGCCCCTTGCTGTTGACGCATGTTGAGGGCTTGATTCAACTCCATCTGCTTCGTCTGCATCGCCATCTGAGCATTCGCCCCAGCGGCTGCGGCTTCGGCACCGGCTTCAGACGCTCGAGCATTCATCTCCCCGAGATCAAGTTGGTTCTTGAGACTTCCCCAACCTTGAGCCACATCCTGCTGCGTCTTCAGCGCATCGTTGTTAAGTCTAGCTGAAGATTCGTTCTGACCAAACTGCTGAGCTTGGGCCTCATTTCCAAACCGACCCAATGCCATCGCACCTTCTTGGGACTTGAACTTATTCAGAAAATCTTGTTGAGCGGCGTTATTGGCAAAATTGCCCGACGCAATATCCATCCCTTGCATACGCTGGGCTTCTGCCCCGCCAGTCAGGATTGACTGCATCTGAGCTTGATTGTAGGCGTCGTTCTTGGAACGACCCATACTCGACATTTCACGTTCCCACGCCTCAGATCCACGAGACAAGCCCATGTTCTCAAGCTTGGATTCCAGATCAGCCTGGGTATTCTGCCACTGAGGATTTAGCCGTGACTCGGCTTGTTGATAGTACGCATCCGAGGCCTGTCTAAAGTACGGGTCTGCCCGACCAACGGAGGACACGGGCATACTCTGTGGATCAATATAGCCGAGGTCTTGACCCGAGTTATCTTTGACGCTAGTCTGTATGCCCCCAGCCGACGGCATGCCGTACTGAAAGCCCTCAGTTTGGTACCCGCCTACAGCGTTAGCAGGCTTCTGATTCTCGGGAATGACCCCGCCGGGGGCATTCCCGCCCTGCTGCTTTACGCTAGTAGTGGGGACACTGTAGTTCGTAGTGCCGACGCCGTACGGCATGATGCCTCCTTACATCGGGGACTGACCGCGAAGCGCCATGGCCATCGCACTCGGGGGAGCTTGCATAGGCTGACCACCCCCAGGTGCTCCCGAAGGCATAGTTGGAGGCATTGCCGTCTGACCCGCGTTCGACTGAGGCATCATGTTTGACGGCCCCGGAGGCATGGGGGGACGAGGCATACCCGGAGATTGCATAGCTCCGCCTTGGGGCATACCCGTAGGCATGGGCTTTTGCATGCCCATAGGAGGTCTCATCATTCCGCCCATTCCTTGCGGCCCCATCCCAGGTGGCGGCCCTTGCATTCCACCGCCCATCATTCGCCCGATTCCACCTTGCTGCGGCCCTTGCATCTGAGCTTGGGGAGGGACTACGTGTTGAGGAATGTTCTGCGCAGGATTCACCCCGCCTGACGCCTGCATTCCGTCCATCATTTGCTGTTGCATCTGGGGAGTTTGCTGCTTAAATTGATCCCAAGACATGCCGCCGCCCTGACTAGGAGCTTGCATGCCCATTCCACCACCCATACCCAACATTGAACCACCGAGACTTGGCATTGGACCAGGCATGATTATTTCTCCATCTTAAGTTTGTCTGCTACATCACCCACTCGCATCAGCGCCCCGCCACCTGCAGGTAGGGATTGTCCACCTACATTCCAGGGAGTCATAGACAGCGGATGCTGCATTCCTCCCGGTGGACCAGACATGTAATTCAAATACTCTCCGCCAGCCGAAGCCCAAGGAGAATCAGCCCAAGGGCGCTTGCCTGTAGTACCAGGGCCAGCGCCAGCAGCTTGAGCCAAGTGACCCAGCCCCATCGCGTTGTAGTCGATCCCCTTGCTGTAGCGCGATAAATCTTGGCCCGTAGCCGCAGCCATACGCGCCGCGCGAATGGAATTTTGCTTGTCAAAAAGGCCTTGTTGTTCTGGCGCGAATTTGCTTTCTTGCGTCCATTTTCCATCAGGCCCCTCCGTCCAGGAGACGTTCTGGAAAGGATTTGACCTGTCGAATCTGGAATCCCTTAACTGAGTGGCGTAGTTCTCACGATTGGCCTCAAGATCTTCCTTGCGGAACCTCTCAATATTGGCGCTTTGGGCGTCTCCACCCTTTTTCTTCATGAGACCGCCAAGCATCGACCCGCCTACACTGATTGCGGTCATCCAAGACATGGCTTAGCCTCCAGTAAGAATTTGTCATAAGACTCAAAGCTGGGGGAAATCAACTCATCCTCCAGACGCTCCAAGTCCCGTTCATGAGTTCCGTGGATAGTGAGCCATACACTATCTTCATGAGCATATCCCGCGCGCTTCACCCCTGGGCCTGATTCAATGATATCGCCCGCAACCATTTCCTTCATTCCCTCGACGCTGGCTATCGCCATCTTTCCCTTCAACAATACATTGATCTGCGAGTATTTGTGAATCTTCCCCGTCAGAGTACACCCCTTCGGAATGTGGAGCGCCCGAGCGTACACTCCCCGTGCGAAGAAGTGCTCAAGTTTAGCGTCAACTTGAGGAAGCTTGAGTAGCTCCGTCTCCAAGTTAATGACTTTGCTACGAAAATCAGTAACGACCTCGCTCACAATCCTATACCTTGTTCAAATAGCAGTTCGTAGTCGGTCAGAAGCACCTTACCTGAGCCGCGAACGGCCATCTGAGTAGACAGTTTCTTGCCGAATCCTGTAACACCGATCCACCGACGGAGTGAGCTAGTAGATGAACTCCAAAGAGACTGATCCCAGATCGCTACGTCCCAAGAAGGCAGAGTGGACAGAACGGGGGCAGGAGTACTCAGGAGATCGTTGACCTTGTACTCATCCTTCATGATTACGAAGATCGACGGCTGTGTATCTATGAAGCCGTACACCTTTACTCGCAGTGCACGTTTATTCATAGTGGGGCTTCCCAAATCCTGGAAGCTACTCATGAGACGACCCGTCACCTCTGAACCTAGAACTAGGCCATCTGCGGATACACCATCTTGATATCCCGTCAAGCCCCGAATCACTTTGCCATCGCGAGTGCCGTATATCAGCATACCCTGATATACCTCGGCACACAGCATATCCATTTCGCTAACAGTACTCCAAGCGTTTGTAATGGAATTCATCACAAACGATTGACGTACCGCGATGTCCTCATTTACCCAAGGCGAGCCTACAATCAAAAGCTCTTCAGTCGGATACGGGAGCAAGAACCAATATCTGAAATTGACATATTGTGAGACGATCCGAGACAGATGCGGATTGACCTTAAAACCTGTACTACCCGATAGATCGGAGACATGAAGCTTACCCGCAACCATATCGCTGGCGGTTGAAATGCCGTACTCCGTCAGAAATAAGAGATTGCCCCCATGCTGACAATATGACCGACGACCAATTGGCGAACGTCCCAAGTACCAACACCCCTTAAGCTGAAAAGTGGCTGCACTGGCTGGATCCGTGCCCTCATAAAGCAACGCATCACCCTCGCTTGAAACGATGATGAGTCCATCGTCCATACCGGAGCCTGAGTCATACGTCCAACCCGTAGCGTAGTTCAGCGACCCCCCATGCTCGAGCTGAGCCCCGAAATCAAATGAGGCTACCTTACCTGCAATCTGGTTAATGGGGAGGTAATAGGCCACCGACGAGTCACGCTTGAGGAACCAAATGCGGTTCTTCCAAGTCCATATAAAGCAGAAGTTCTTAGTGGTAGTGGTATCTCCTGCTGGAAACTCAATCTGTCCCGGCGACGTGCCGTTAACATGCTCCACCCATCCCGCCGACGTATACGTGTAATATCCTGCCCCCGCCGCTACAACACAAAGAAACCCACCGGACGGATTGGTAAAATTCGTGTAGAACCACTCACCCGGAACGTCCGATGGGGTGGAGGGAGTCAGCGATACGGTCGGTGCTGTGTTCGGACTGGTGATGTCATACAAAATGCTAGTAGCCAGAGCCTGAGAGGCAAATAGCTTGCTATTGAGTCCAGACTGGGCGGTATACGGGATGATCGACCGTACTTCATTCGCAAACGAATTGGCTAGAGGTACCCAATAGCGCGTACCCTTGCGAACTTCAACACCGAATGGACGAGCTATGAAATTATCTAACATCCACGCGTCTTGCGGAGGCGTGGTCAACATGCTGTCGGTATAGTTCAGCCCTCCGAGCGGCATGGTAAGCCGAGCTTGGCGCTGTTGAGCTTGGCGGACTCTAAGCCGAGCCATAGCCCGAATCAGGAATATTGCGGGCTACACTGATGTAGGGGTAGCCCACACCGGGCACGAGACTGAGCGACGTAGCCCCCTGATTGGTTCCTGTCTCGTACGCGAATGCTTTCTGGAAATCCAGATATGCCCCCGATGAGTCATAGCCCTCATTCTCGAACCACTTAGCCCGGGTAAACAAGACCATCAACTGCCAGGGGTAAATGTGGTAATCGCTGTTCTTTGCGAGTAAGTCTATGGGGGCAACGTCATTACCGTCACGGGCCCAAAACTTGGAGAGGTACTCAAAGGTCAAGACTCTGGATGTTTCTGGGGGTGACTTGATCCAGAGCAAATTGTCCCGAATCCTCCACATGAATCTGGTCGTGATCATCGCTTGACGAACGACCAACCACTGCCAGTCCTGCGGATTGATGGGGCCGATAGCGGGCATCTGAGTACCGGCATCCCAGTGCGTATCGTCCAACATGGCCTTGAAGTCAACGGGCAGAGCAAAGCCCTTCTCAGTCTGACCCGGCGCATCCGCAACGACATCGATATTGGCAGTCTTCATCAAAAACTGCCAATTGAACATAAAAGCCAACTCTGAGCCACAGATGTTGGCGTAGAACGCTATCCGCAGTATCGCCTCATCCGTAGCAGAGGCCACGTCCGTCGTGGACGGGTGACCTACAGACTGCGCTACGAGATTGACTACCTCGATCAGCGTGGTGTGCGGATTGGCTGGCATTACGCGCTTTCGGCTGTCTTTTCTGCCTCAAGTCTGGCGAGCTTTTCTTCAAGCTCTTTGATCTTGGCATTGACCCCAGTGGTCGCCTCCAAGAATTGCTTGGACTTCTCCCGATCCTGGTGAAAACCAGGAAACTTCTGTCCTACCTGGTCGCTTGCCCCTGCAAGCTGTTCAACGGTGACGATGTTGAAGAATTTGTATTCCTCAACCTTACTTCTCGTCATCCATGGAACCACTTCGAGGCGAGTTCCAACCACTTCTTGCGAGCCGCCCGACTCAAACTTTGCAAACTGAGTCGCAAACCTGGCTTTATCGTCAGGAGAGGCAAGCCGATCAACAATACTAAGCTTGTCCCCAGGAACAAGTATGCGGACATGTACAACGTCCTTGAAGATTGGACGACCAGCTTGCTCCGACTCAGTTTGCATAAGAATGGGGCGGAGATAAAACTGTACGTAAAGCTTGGAGTCATGAACGTACCGCGGCTCATTCTCCAGTACACCGTCAGTGACCTTTGACCAGTCCGTTTGCGCTTGGTTTTCCATTGGAACCTCTTACGACGGTGCGACCTGGGCAGCCGAGGCAGAGCCGAACTGCGACTTGCCGATTACCATTGCCGCATCCATACGATTGACAAAGCCGGTTTCGATGACGCCAGCGATGGCGACCGCACCAGCGGCTGTAACAGTCTTCAGCGGGAAGCTCGTGAAGATCGGGCCGGCGCCACCGTCCCGTGATCCGCCACCACCGAACGCTGCGAGCGCGAAGCCCAGAGTGTACGGAACGGGGGCAGACGTTCCGCGCGACCAGTCAGAACCAGCACCGGCTGTAATTACACTCTTGCCACCCCCGATAGCGACAAGACGAGAATCCGTCGCAGCGACGCCATTGGGTAGGGTCACGCCTGGAGTGTAGTCGTCGCTGAAACCTGACTTCGGTCCACCGACGGCAGTATACAGCGCGTCGATACCACCAGGCGACTCGGCGTTCAGACCAATGCCGATACCAGTGCTCAAAGCACCAGTCGACGCATTGTTGACCGAATCCTTGTCGAAAGCCGACCCTTTGGGTCCACCGAAAGGGTTCATGAGTACTTGCTTACCGATCGCAGGATTTGCTACAGGGTTGGAGTTGGCAGCCCCGTTATTCAGGTTTAGGTCGTTTGGAACCGACCGAGCCATCCCCATTGCGTATGCGGGCATTCTGATCTCCTTGAAAAAGAACCGGTGAGCCTCGCGACAAAGCCCACCGGTCAGACAGGTAGGTTGTTCCTATGCGTCGATCAGACGGCCTTGGAACTGCTCGCCCCGAACCGTGAGATTACCGGCCCACGCCAGAATCTGCACCTCGGCGTCTTGGTTGATCGCATAGCGCCGATTTGGCGACAGCGGAACCATGTTGCGCGCCGAGTGCGGACGCAGGCTGATGTACTTGGTGTTGAGGAAGAACATCGTGCTGGCGGGGCAGAAACCACCGATACCGCCATCCAGTACGATGTCCGCATCCATGTACTTCAGTGACGGGAAGCCGAGCTTGCCCGTCTCAGCCTGCGTGAAGCGTTGCAGCGCCTGAAGACTGGCCACGTAGGTACCCCAGAAAACGGAGTCCGTCACGATCAGGTCGGGACGATCCGACCCACGAACGAGCTGGGCCCAGAGCTTGTTCATGGCCTCGCCGACGTTCGTGGGCGTAATTGGGCCGGGAACGGCGAGAGCTGACCGACCGACCACCTTCGGACGCCAGAACGTCCACGTTGCACGGTCTATGCCCCCGTAGGTACCCGTTGCAGGATTCGTTGGTACGGCGGCATTCAGGCCGGTCAGTTCCTTGCCGCCCGAGCCAGTACCATCGGAGTACAGTCCGCCCGACAGCAGGTTCGCCATCGTTGCTTCGGCGACATTGATGCGTGATTCCAGCAGGTCGATCATCTGCTCCTTGCCCGCGTTCTGGAGTTGTTCAAGACCGGACATGACGATCGGGCACGCCAGCTGCTTAATGGCGTACTCCGCAGCGCTGATGACGTCCTGCGCTGCAACGGGGAGCAGATCATACCCACTGTACCAGCCGCCGTTCGCATTTTCAGCGAACGACAGTTCTTCCATGATCGTGTTGCCGCCGGAGAACGTGCGAATGTTCCCGCGCTGTTGCAGCTTCGCACTCAGCGCGTTGTTCTTCGTGACGTTGTCGGCGATCTGTTTCGATCGATTCTGAATCGTCGTGGCGACGATATCAGTTACATTCGGGAAAGACATGGGTTACTCCTAAAGAGAGGTGTGCTCGTCGAAGGCTGCTTCGATAGACTGCCGCAACGATTGATTCTCCGCAGCCCCATTGGCAGCCCCCGGACTGTATGTGGGCGAGCCATGGACTGCAGAACTAGCGTGGCGTGCAGCTTCCGCGCGCTTGGTCTTAGTTGCTACGCGCGACTGCGCTTCTCTCTGAAGGAGGATCTTGCGAGTACCGGGATTAGCCCAGATAGCAGCTGTATAGGCGTCGTCAAGGCTATTCACCTTGCCGGATTCTACCAGGTCTGCCATCATGTCCCGTACGTCTGCAAAGAACTCGTGCTTCGGATCAGCTCCGAACTCAGCGATTGCACTTTCAGCTACCGCCAGGTTTTCGTGTTCCTGGGAGGCTTGCTGATGCAACTGCTGATACTGCATTCTCGTCATCATCTGACGAGCTTGGTGCACTTCAGCGGGTGCGCTGACTCGCCTAGTTAGGGCTGCATCGAGCGCCTGCAAATTAACACCATACGACTGAACGATATTTGCTACAACTTCAGCTTTGGTCTGCTGATCTCCCCCAGCCAACGACCTAGCGGTGGAGAATAAATCTTGGACAAACGACATCGGGGGCACGCCATTTTGTTGCAGGCGCTCCGCAAACGGCTGTATCTGCTGGGCTATCTCATCAGCCGCCCGAATCTTGGGACCTACCGAGCCGATCAAACGCAGCGAGTCAGCTTCCCGACGGACAATTTCTTCTTGCACTGCCCTAGGCAGCTTGTTCCAATGCTCCCGTACCTCAGGCTTCCACTGAGCAGGAGCCTTGAGTTCAGTAGCTCCTGCCGCCGGAGCAGCCTTCGGGTCGGGGGTTGGGGCTGTTCCAGCGGCTTTCTCGGCAGACTTTGCTACTTCACCGGCGGGCTTCGATTCAGGAAGCTTCTCAGCCTTTCCTTCACCCGCAGGTACAGGAGTGCCAGATTCCAGCGACTCGGGTGCTTGTTCATCAACCGCTGCCTCGATTGTCTCCCTGAGGGACGGTGGCGCCTCAGTGGTTTCGACAGGTTCTAGCAGTGCTTCTTCGTTGGCCATTAGATTTTCGCCTGATCAATAGATTATACGCCTAAAACAGCTTCCAAGTCTAGCGGTTTCGCTTGGTTTTTGACTCTAATTCGTGTATAGCTCGTCCGATGTCTTCGCGAGATACAGACCCGCCCTTTCCCTGGTAGAAATCTGCTCGTTTCTCTTCAGCCTTCGCCCAAGTTTCCTTGAAGTCGTCAGCGATAGTCAGCCCGTTCTTCTTCATGTAGGCTTTGTGCTTGGCTCGGGATGAGATATCAGTCCCATCGGTAGCTTGTAGTCCATCGTAGTGACTGTCTCCGATGATCTGCACGCCACGAGCCTCAGGCTCAGTGAACTCGACAAGCTTACCCTCAGCGGCGCTGAACCTAAACCTACGCGTTGCCACCCCCGCCTCCTGTCATGAACGCATTAGCCTGCTCTTGCTGGGCCCGCTGCGCATCTTGTTGCATACGCTGCCAAAACTGAGCGGTATTCTGCTCCATTTTCTGAGCATTAGCTTGTTGCTTGACCCGAAGCTCGTCCTGCTTGCCTACGAGCTTGAGTTTGTTCTCCTGAGCCTTGGTCTGCATCCCCATCTTCATTTCTTCCATCTTCAGGCCATGCTCCTCCTTGCGCTCTTCGCCCTCAGCTTGCATAATCTGAAGCTCACCTTCAACCTTCTTCTCTTCAGGGGTTTTCTCTGGCGGCGGAGGATTAGCAATCTTCTGCTGAATGGCTTGGAATGTCTTGTCGAGCTCGCCCTCAAATTTCTTGCCGATCTTGAATCCGGCGAGGGAGAATTGAAGCAATTGAAGCAGAAACGGCCCCATCATTGGGTCGTTTTGTATGTGCGGGAGCATGTCTTTCAAGTAATTCGAGATCGTTTGCATATACTCCATGCGATCAGACTTCTCCGCCTGGAAATCAATGTCGGAGAGCGTGTCCGACTCCACTTGCGAGCGAAGCACAAACTCAGGCATCTTGATGAGTTTGAGAGCTTGCTGTATTGCTTGTGGATCCTCAGCCATGAAGTCAACCTGAGCCAGCTTCGCAATCTCGCTGATGTCCATATGCTTGCGCATAAGCTGCGCTTGGATATCAAAGATAGACGAACTGAACTCGACCACCGCCTTCTGGCGTTCTTGAATCCGCATCGACGCATATTGGGCCTTGATCTTCTGCGCGCCGAGCGTTTCACTGGCCTTCGTGGCTCCCCGGATGATATCCGCCATCCCCGTGATCTCATAAATCTGCTGCTTGATGTCCTCACGAGCCTTAAGCAACTGATCGATGGTCGCGACGATCTGCTCTAGCGGAATCCAGTCGATTACACCTTTAATGCCGCCCTTCTCAGCGAATGCCGCCCATTGGTCCACCGCGACAAGCGTATTCTCTGCAGCGTTGTTGAGCAAGGTGGCGACTTGGGGAGCGGATTTGTCGTATACTCCCGCAACGCGGCACGCGCGTACCAGTAGCCCGATTCTTGTGTTAACTTCATTGAGCTCACGGTACTGATCCTTGGCGTACTCAAAATCTGGAATGGGGACAAACTGCCCGTTGCTCATCGTCGAGACGAGTGGCTTCGGGCAAGGGAAGAACCCATCTAGCTCTAGGAAGTCATCTTTCTCTTCCAGAATCTTATCGTGATTCTTATTCAGCCAAATGACCTTCTTGGAATCCCTGTCCCAAATTTCAAATACAATAGCCTGCTGGAATACCGCATTCTTAGTCTCAACCGAACTGTCTTGTTTCTTGGGGGCGTAATCCAGCGGTACGTCCTTGAAGGCTTTACCAAATCGCTTCGTACCTTGATCCTTCGTCAGGTACGTCTTGCGAGCAATCCAGCGAACCTCTTCCCAGGTACGCGCGGGCGACCAAGCCAAATCCTCCCAATACACGTACTCGTCTCTGATCTCTTCTTTGACGACCTCATCATACTCAAGCCCTTTGGCTTCAGGATTGGCTTGAAGCATGGCCTCCGTAGGCTCCTGAGTCTTAGCTTCAGTCTCAGCGTAGTAAGTGTGCCACGACAAGCCCAGACCCGGAACAAGCATATCCTGTACGACTTGCTTCAAGATATTGACGATCTTGAAGTTGCGATTGTTGTGCGAATTAAGCGCACGCTCGAGAATGTTGCACGCGATGCGCGCTACGTCGTCAGACGCGTCTTTGAACTCCCGATTGACCGTGGCGGAGGGAGCCTGATTCATCAGCGATGTTTGGAGAATATTGACGTTCGCCGCAAACAAATTGAATCGACGCTCCATTGAAACATCAAGACCCGACGCTTCTGAGCGTTCCGCACGGTATTCCTTGACTATCTTGCGCCCCTTCTTGCGCCATTTATCAGACTCTTTGTCCGCTGCTTGAAGCTCTGAAATCCAACGTTGATAATCTCCACCCTCTTTGGAGGTCTGTTCTTTCAGGGATTCGATCTTGGTAAATCCTTCAGCAGCCATAATCAATCCCTTCGCAGTCCTGGGTTGGTACGATAGTCGGTGAAGAGGTCTTCAAGGTTAAAACTGTAACTGGCGGGTCGTCCTATTGACTCTGGTACGATGATTCTCGAGTCTGTGTAGTTAATATTGTTAAAGACCACCCCCAAATATCGAACCATGTCAGCGGTGTGGGAGGCCCAATCGTGCATCGGACGCTCACGATAACAATTAAGCTTCTCATCCCATTCTCTGCGATACGACTTCATCGCCTCAATTCCGCCAGAGCATAGCGGAAGGTTCCAATACACGAATGGTAGCAGTTTCCTTGTAGCTGAGATACCATCCCTAAGTTTATGATCTGGTACAATCCGAGGACGATACCCACGTTTGATAGTCTGCTCTACAATTGAGCGGCCCGTTTGGAGATTCTTGGCTCTGGCATCATGCGGTAGGTATATGTCCCGGACGTTGCGAAGATCAATTTCGTCCAGATACGAGTCCCACTCCATTTCATTGTTGATGTAAACTTCATGAAGGAGAACTCCGCCTGGAGCTTTCTGAAAGAAACCTAAGACTGTGTCATCAGTATAGCCAAGATCAGCAACGACGTCCAGAGGAATGTTAGGATCAAGCCGAAACTCGCCAATCCTGCCCTCAATCTCTGCCTTCTCCATCTCCGCACCGTAGATTGCTCCTTTAAGGGCTGCGTCGAAGGATACTTCAAACTCCTGTTCATAGTCGCTTGCATCCATCTGCGACTTAATGAGAGAAAGCTCTTCAGCATCTAGTATTCCAGATTCGCTAGCCTTCAGAAGTAGAGAAAACCACTCAGGAGTTGCGAGGGCTTTCTTATGCATGTCGTAAAAATGATTCTTACCCCTTGGCGTTCCCATGTATACAAGCCAACCTTTCCTGTCGGAGAGGGAAGGCAGTATAACCTGGGAGACCATTGACGGTCGAATCTGGGCGTACTCGTCCAGTATGCAGCCGTCAAGATAAATACCACGCAGAGAGTTAGCTTTCTCAGCACCCAACAGGTATATCTTCGCCTGATTCTTGAGAGTGACTCTGAGCTCAGATTCATGGGTCTGCTCGATCAGCGGAGCCGCATATTGCTTGACGTACTCCCACGCAATCCGCTTCGCCATGGCGTAATTGGGGGCAACGTACGCTAATTGCGGACGGGGGAGAAGACATTCTACCGCGCCGATGATAAGATCATTGACCGCCGCAACTGTTTTACCGCTGCGCCGATGGCAAACTAACGTGCCGAATCTAGCCCTGCGGTTGTGGAACGGTATAAACTGAGCCCTGGGTTCATAGGGCAGATTCAGTTTCAATCAATCCACCCACGAACAAGTTTTACCAGCGAAGGTAGTATAGCTTGATCTTCGGGGGACAGCTTTCCACCCGCAGCCCTATTGATGATCGCATTCACCGTGTCTAGCGTAGACACTCTATCCTCAAGCGGACGTTCCATGTCCAGTGGTTTCACAGCCTTGCGTTGCTCAGGGGTATAATCACGACGCAACTCTGTCGTACGAGCTTCAACCTCCCCCTTATTGTGCAGGTAATGCTTCTCAGCGAAGGCCGGATCACCGGTATGGGGTGTAGTACTGAATAACTCTCGCGCTTGCTGCAATCCAGACTCTATGCCCAGATTAGATGAGCCCTTTTCAAATCCTCGCTCTTTCGCCTGTATCCCGTGCTGTATTTCATGGAGCAGAAGTCGTCTCAGCTCTTTCTCATCATTGGCAATGGCCTCGATTCTGGGATGACGCCCAGGCACGTACTTCGCCATTTGTGTTTCAGGGGTACCTGGCATGATGTAGGCGTGAACTCGCATGTTAGCCAGGTCAGGGTAGTTCTTATACAGTTCCGGATGGTCAAAATGCTCCGATAACTTGCCCTCGTAATCAAAGTGAGCCTGATTGGGGCCGTAGCCTTGTCCAGGCTTAGTGATCATCTTCGACTTTGAGTCGTCAATCTCCCACTTCCAAGGCTTGCTCTTCTCCGTGCCTTGATACCAACCAGTATCCCAGGTATCCTGTCCTTCCTTGGCTAGCCTCTCAGCGTCGGGGAGTGTCCCAACGGGGGCATTCTTCGCAGCCTTGCCGGCGATTAACTCTGCACCTGGCCCTCTGAGGGCTTTGGCCATACGCCCCCACGGGACGAGTGACGCTGCTGCCAAGCCTCCGGCCACGGGATCCTGTGCTCTACGCGCGCGCTCCATATCCCGTAAGGCCATCGCCTGACCTACGCCTGGGATGAAGCCTAGCGCAGCGTCTCCAGCCATCTCAGTATAGCTCTGCTCTGGCTGCGGGTCGAGGGAGAATTGACCTCCGACGTAATTGCGTAAGCCTTGCGACACTGCGGCGGGATTCCATGGGCCTGCCATTACACGTCCCTTGGGATAATGGCGCTGAGTCTGCCGTAGACCTGCTCCTTAATTTGAGGAGAGGCCCAACCGTGGGTCAGAAGTTCGTCAATGACCTTGATACCCTGTGCCGAGTACCACTGCACGTCCAGCTCTTTGTCCGCATTAGCCGCCGTGTTGTATTGCTGCAGCATCGCCTTCACTGAGGTAGCAGTTTCTGTGGTGTCCTTCTCGCACATCTTGAGGATATGCGTGAACATGCGGAGCGGCGTCATGGCTGCGGCTCCAAATCAATCACCTGTCCTTGGCTTCTGCCGGTCGTATCTCGGGTGTTAAGCCAGGACAGTTCGATCTTCAGTGCACCACCGTCTGCTCCAGTGACTTGCGCAGGTATTAGCTTGGAGTAGAGGGCATAGAACTTGTCCGGGTTCGCATGAGCCCAGTGGGCGAGTCGCGGTATGCCGCCGATCAGCTCGAAGGCGTGTTGAAATTGTTCCCGCACGTTCCGGGTGCGAGTATAGGCGGGCAGTTTAGCTGAGGAGGCTAGGGCTTGAAGGTTGTCCTCCACCTCTTGCATGGTAGGCGTGATGGGGCCCTCGGCAATCTCCTCAGCATCGTCCGAGATACGTGCTAGATTCTTGCCCTGCGCGGTCACGGCTTATAGGTCTTGGGATCCTTGACTTCGACCTTTGGGTCAGGTCTTTGCAGGTTAGGATTGACGTTCGGAGCAGGTTTGCTCTCTGCCTTGGGCCACTTTGGCTCTTCAGTTTCACCGCTCGCTGGCCAATGTGCTCCTTCTTTGGGTGGACCCCTTGGCGTTTCTGCCGGAGCGGGGGCAATATTCCGTGTCGTTGGATCCTTGAGGTAGTCTGGGTCTGATCCTTTGCCCAGGGGTACAGGAACTTCATTCCGCTCTGACTTAGGTGTCGGAACGGGGGCAGACTTTTCGGGTGCTGATGGATTGGTCATTTGGACTCTCCTGAAAATTCTAGTATACTCCTTGGAAACTGCTGGCGTAAAGCGGTTTCGTTTGAATTTGCCGGGGTTCGTTTGAAGGGATCTCTTGTGGTACCTCCTGAGAATGGGCTTACAGGGTACACAACCCACAACGCAAGTTTGATGCGGCCTCCACAGCACCACAGGGTACCCCACGACCGGCTCGACCCCCCACCCACTCCCCGAGCGTTGCTAAGCAATTGATTATCCAAGACATTTTCGTTCTGCCTAGCAAAATGGCGTACTGCCTAATAGAATGCTGCTGTTCTGCTAGGCAGAACGTAGGCCAAAGAGCTAAGTCCTTGTATATACAGCACTTTGAGCCGACGAACGGTCTTTACTTCGCACCTAGGGTAGGGTATTATAGATGTACGGTAAACGTTACCGTATAAATGGAAAGGTATAAAATGTATCTAGCTCTCGTAGGTGGTCGTAAGCTAACCCTCGTGAACGGTTCGGCGCGTAGGATGCCGAAGAAGTCGGTGGACCTCCCGATCGTCTTGGACGGAACCCCGTACGTCGCGAAGGTGACCTCGAATATCGCGTGGTGCGGCGGGGTCGCGGCGAAGGCCCTGGAGTATATCTGGGTCGAGATCGATGGCGTCGCGAAGTACGCGACCCTGAACTACGGCGAGAAAGCTGCCGAGTTCGCGGGCGTGGCCTTCGAGCGGAAAGACGGCGTGGGCGACCCGATCCCGAAGCGGGTGACCGCGACGGCGGCGGCGAAGAAGCGTGAGGCCGGACGGGTGGAGAAGTTCGTGGTGACCTGGGCGAAGCGTCGCGACGGCGTGACCGAGGAAGTTGCCCCCGAGGCGACCCCGGAAGTTGCCGAGACCGCCGAAGCGTAAGGTGGCCGGGGCGAAAGCCCCGGTCGAGCCACCCGAAAGGGTGGCTTTTTTACGTCCATTGGCCGTGGTTGCTTAGCAACGTCCCCCAGTGGGGGTGCTTGCTAAGCAACGACCATGCATGGCTTGGCTTGGACTGGCTTGGCTGGGTCTGGCGCGCAGCGTTCACCAACCCCGGTTACGTGGCGTTCAGATCGGGGCAAATATCACCCATACCGACCGTACCGAATACCGACCCGTGCCCTATTCTTCTAGACCTACTTATTTAGCGTGACGGGAGAAATATCCGCATACCTTTAGCTCTATTATTGCTAAATAGTCGGTATAGTCGGTATAGTAGATATTCCACTTATAAGCCTTTGATTTATAAGGACTTTTTTCTACCTACTCCAATCTCCCACGTCGGTATAAGGTCGGTATCATGGCTGTTTTTCGGTGGCGCCGACTGGCCAAAACTTGAATTATGGGTCGGTATTCGGAAATCTGCCTCCCGTCTGACTATCTTCTGAAAATCCTAGACTTTTCAGAAAAACTCGCGTATAATACTTCTGCGAGTCCCTCGCTAAAACTGCTAAGGAGTAACGTGAATACCAACGAAAGTACTGCCCCCGCCGCCGAAGGCAACGATTCCAACGATGACCCCGATCTGTGCTTCTTCTGCGGTCTCTACCCGTACACTGATAATCCTGAGCACAAAGTGCCGTTCCTCTCAGGATACGCCGCTTGCTGCGAGAAGTGCTTCCTAATCAACGCCCGAGACGAGCGCCTAGCCAACTGGCTAGAGGGAGTGTCCCCCGACCTCAATTTCCTAGACCTGATGGACATCCTCGGCCCGAAGGCGTGGGAGAAGTTTGCGACCGAGATGGATACTAAGACCATCTACCTAACTGCTATACGCTTCGGCGATGACGACATCGGGGAGCGCGGCGAGATCCAACGAGGAGGCAATCTCCTCTCCACCGAGAACGTAGACGGCTGGACGTTCCAGTTTTACGATAACAATGTATTAGAAGTGTCCCCCGGCGGCTCGAACAGCCCGGGACCAATCCTCGTCAACTACCAACCGAAGCCAACGACCGTCTAGGAGAGCACCGAGAGGGAGCTAATCCAGCCGACCCTCTCGGGGCGAGCCTGCCCGACCACTAAAGGAAAGATGCAATGAGCTACAATACGATTCACGATCCGAAGATTCCAGGAATCAAGTGGGAGCGGATTGCTTCCATACCAGTTCTATTCGGACTGGACCCGAAGAAGCACCTGCCGAACGGACTTGCTCCCCGTATGGTCAATGGGATCAAGATGTGGATTGAGCCTAAGACTGTCTACATGTACGACCATCCCCGTCCCCCGATGAAGCTCCGAGCCTTGTGCGAATGTCCGATCTGCTTTAAGGTCGTCTCCATCGGTCGTCTGGGACAACACGCTAAGATTCACCGAAGCTGAACCCCGGAGAACGACATGCAACCCCTCAGCTTTAGCAACATTGCTAACACCTTCAAGGTCGAAGTGAGCTTCGAGCAGCTCTCCGACCTCGACAAGTACGCGCTACTGCTCGCCCTCATTAAGCACTTCGCTCATCAAGTCCCGAACGACAGATATGAGTACTTCATGAAGGCCACGGGGCCGATTCTGACGACTGTCGAAGGGTTGGTGCTCAAATGAGACGAGTCTATGACCCCTTGGAGATGGAGGACTGGGATGGTGAAGGACGTGATCCTAGATTTGCTAACGAGGGCAGCGCACTACGTGCTGAAAGCCCCCAGAACCCCCGCATACATCCGTGTCCTACTTGTGAAGCGCCTAACCGCCTCACTCCGGCGGATGTAGCTCAAGGCTACCAATGCGACCGCTGCGCTGACCGACAAGAGAGAGGCGGCCCATGACTACCAAGCAACATCGCAAACAAAGGCGCAGAAGGATCAAGAAGTCAAGGGGACGGAACCCTCAGACGATACTCACGAATACTCAAGCGATTTGACTTTACTTTCCGTCAAAACCAGAGTATGATTTATCTAGGCTCAAAAGAGAGCCGACCCGAGCAGTTAACCTAGTCAAGGAGAAGTAAGATGGCAAAGAAACAGAAGTTTGCACCTGAAGGCGAAGCAGGTCAAGCAGCGCAAGCAATCGAAGTCGCGCAGACGGCGACCGAGACCAACGGCGAAACGCAGCCGGCAGTTCCCGCTGTCCCCGCGAAGCCGCAGGTCTACCTGCAGCACTCGGACGGGACGCAGTATCAGCTGGTCCGTCGGCCTAACCTGCCGAAGCGGGCGGGCAAGGCTCCCGATGGTGATCTGAAAATCATGCTCGACGGTGTCGAGACGCCTGTCTGGGTAACCTCCAGCAAGGGTTGGTCGGCGGCGGACAAAGTGATCGACTACATTTGGGTCGACACGCCGGCAGGCGACCGTGGCTTCCTCACGCTCGACTACCTTGTCCCCGCGAGTACGTTCGCCAATGCCGAGTTCACGATTGGTCAGGGCAAGGCGAACCGCGCTGATCCCGCTCGTGTTCCCGGCAAGCCGGACGTTGAAGAGAACCGCAAGGATCTCTTCCAGAAGGCGATGGCCAAGAAGAAGCTTGAAGCCCCTGCCGAGGGCGAGACCCAAACTGAAGGCGAGACCACCGAGGGCGAAGCCGCAGCAAGCTAACAAGTACTATTTACAACAGTGGAAGTCCTCTTCAGGCCGGGTCATTCCCGGCCTTTTTCATACGATTCCAACCGAAAACGCTAGACGACGAGGCTGTTTTCGGGTTATAATCGAAGTTCACTAGGTCGAGCCGGGAGTGAAGAGGCCTCTTCATTCCGGGCAACCGGACGAGGATGGATAGGTTCACTGCGCTCCCAGGGCGCCGAGAGTGCAACGCTCTCACGAACCAACTCTAGACAAGTCCCAGGTTCGATTCAACTGGGACTAACATGTCTTCCGGTTTTCCTGGTTCTGACCTCCGTTCCGCGGAATGGGCGTACTTCAATAAGCGTAGGGATGAAATGGGGCTAGCTCTACATGACGTAGAAGCCCATGCTATTCAATTCTGCCCCACTGAACGTCTGTACGACTTCGGCATACGCTCCAAGTTGATTCAAGGTCGATCAGCTATCTTGTTTCAGTACTTAAATGAGTACGGAAACAAAATGGACATATACCAAGCTCGTATGATTGGTGAGGCGCCCAAAGATGTTCCTCCCAAGGGGATGACGGCGGAGCAGTTTGCGAAGATGCAGAAAGAGGCGTTTCCCAAGTATCTAGCTGGTCGCGGGAAGTTTGATCTGTACTTCCCACTCATTCCTCAGCCTTGGATGGATATAGAACACGTCTTTATCACTGAGGGTATCCCCAAGGCGATACGCGCATGTCGAGCGGGAATGCCCTGTACTTCGATCCAGGGCAAGGATATGTTCATTATCAAGAATACCAACCTATTCGTACCTGGTCTCGAGAGGTTGGTCAATAGTCCGAAGCTCAAGCGTATTACATACATAGCTGACTCGGATGCTCACACTAAATTCGATATCAAGAATTCAGCTATTAGGCTCGTTGGTTTACTGAACGGGCGTCGTAAGGCCAACGACTTCGCGGATTACTGTATCCTCCCCGATCTACCAGAATTTGAGAAGACAGGTCTAGACGACTTCATTAATCTCCAAGGTCTCAAGCCTTTCTGGGACAACTTTAAGAACTGGTTGGAGAAGTGGGAGGGTGGACGATACTCTGATTTGATGGAGATTCTGAATAAGAAACTCTGCTGGATAACGGGGACAACTAACTATGTTGACCGTATTCGGCGCAAGGTTATCAATGCTGCCTCGGCATCTCTGCTAATTGCCCCCGACCTATCGCAAGCTGGGTCGTTAGTCAATCCCTATGCAGGCTATCAGATCGGCAATGGTAAAGCTACATTGGCCGTTACATTCGATCGTGATCCCTTCAAGACCGCCGCTCAATCTGTAGACTTCTGGCCTGGTATGCCCGAGTGGGCGGAGGAAGACACGGTATATAATTTATGGAGAGATGCCTCCCCAATTGAGGAAGATGGAGACATTGAACCATTCTTGAATTTGCTTAAAGTGGCCTTACCAAGTTCGTTAGAGCAGACGTTATTGCTACAACTCTTAGCTCATCGAATAGAGAACCCCCAAGATAAGTCGCCCTTGATGGTCTTCATGTCCGGCGCGGAGGGGACAGGTAAAACCTGCTTAGCTACAGCATTGTTTGCAGCACTTACGACTAACAGAGATTACACGTATATCGGATCATTGAATCTTGGATACTCGCACGAAGATAATCACATATTCAAGCAAGCCGTTTGTATGGAAGAGCCGTCGCAGTCGGGGATGACCTCTCGTGACATGGAAGCTACTCTGAAGTTAATCGGGGACAGCGACTACCTTCCTGTAAACCCGAAGGGCGTTCAGGCTTACCGTGTACGTAATCGCATGTTGTTTTGGATCAATTCTAATCAACATTTCCTGCCGGTCTCTGGAGAAGCTCGACGTTGGCTTATTCTCAGTTCTAGCGCCTATGGTAATCCCGTACAGACTAAGGCATGCTGGGACTGGATGAAAGCAACGCCCAATTTCGGCGGGAGACTGCGTAAATATATCAAGAGTCGGTATCCTGAAGTTGATGTCTACTCGCTTCGTCAAGCCGCTACCAATCTTGACTCTAAGCGCAAAATTGTATCTGAGAATCGAGCGCCTGCTTTAATAGAGTTTGAACTCTTCATAGATGAAATTCCTGATGTACTAAAGGAACTGAAGGTTATACCCACTCGACTAATGTTTCAAATGTCCCCATATAATGAGCCAGGTCGAAAGGACAGACAGTCAATAACCCGTATCTTGAGTATGGACTATCCTTTGGTACGGGTGGGCGATTCAAAAGATGGTAAAGTAAACGTAAGTGACGGAATTAATTCTTCATTTAGATCCATAGTCAAGGGATTGGATCTACATATGTTCCCTCCCGATCTGAAAGAGTTATACAAGAAATGGGAAAACCATCCTTATCTCAAGAGGAAATTCTAATGGACAGAGATTCGTTTACTTGTTTCTTCTGTGGTCAAACTCGCGATGTACGGTATACCCAGGGAGAAGAATACCTCAAGAAATGCAATGTACTCAATAATGCTTGTATAGATTGCATAAATGAGCCCCATCGTGCTAGACAATGCAATCCTCTAGTGGATCCGAATGCCAATGAAGAGATCAGAAGTGCGGCCTCTAAATTGGAAGATGCTAGGTATGAGTATCTAACGGCTCTCAAACGATTCCAACCGAAAGAGCTAGACTTTTCAGACAGATGAGCGTATAATCTATATCAGAGATCGAGCCTACCGATTGTAGGCGTACTAGTGAAGGGTAAACATGAAAGCGAGCCTATCGGGTTTCCCAGCCTACGGGAGAACCTACAAGACTCAGGCGGAGTTGAAGGCAGCCTTCCTGAGTGGTCTAGACTTCAGCGCTTCCTACAGTGGTGGGCCGTACTTCTCGATCAGAGACTTTACGGACAATGACAACTGTAAGGACTTCGATGGCGTAATCATTGTGCAACCCGCAAGTAGGGGTACGCTCTGCGCCGTCTCGATTTCACGGAGGGAAATGTGCGACGGAAAAGCAGCGGGAATCAAGCAAAACACTTCGGACTCGTCCAAGGACTTGTCCGTAGCGGCAAGAAGGTATCAGGCCTTGGAGAAACTCAGAACTTTCCTTCCCTTCGACAGGCGCGGCGGTTCATGCGTACAGGGAAGGGGCAAAGGTGAGTAATCCAGAGCCGTTTCAGCTCGAGGAACTGGCGATTTCCTCCCATCTGCCCGACCTCATCAATCAGTACATATCGGTCAGGGCGCAACGTCTCATCAAGGACAAGGAATCCGCGACGATCAAGGAGTTTGAAGAAGTCCTGAAGGACGCGATCATCGCGAAGTACAAGGAGCAGGGTTTGAAGGCGTTGGGGGCATCGAACGGCGTCGTCAAGATGACGATTCTGATAGAGCCCCAAGCGACCGACTGGTTGGCCGTCTATGAGCACATCAAGGAGACGGGCCACTTTGATCTTCTTCACCGCCGGCTCACGAATCTAGCCGTGAAGGAGCGTTGGGATGTCGGGATTGAAATTCCCGGCGTAGGTAGGCAAGAGGTATTCAAACTAAGTGTATCCGGTGCTAAATGAGTCAATGCCCCCTCAAGCATGGAAAGCCCAAAGCCACTCTTAGGGCGAACAGAGTACCGATGAAGTATAGTGCGGCGAAAGAGTGCAACCAAACTATACAAGCAAGATGTAACGTGGCTCTTGCGTTTCGGAGTGTCTTGAGGGGGCACCCTTTTGTAACCAGTCTCAAGGAGACAAGTCATGGCTGAGAAGAAGGCAGTACCCGCCCCTGAGGCGGCAGGAAACGGAACCCAGGTTGTCGATTGGCAAGAGCAACTCGCCAAGATGGCCTTCGCGACAGCGGAGGCTGAAAAGCCTTCAGGCAATTGGGTTAGCTTCAAGGGAGGGCAGCTTACGATCAACGGAACGCCGCAGCCGAAGAACAAGGTGGATTGTATCGTGATCCACTCCATCTTCGAGAACCAGCTGTATGAGGACAGGTATGACCCGAACAATCCGCAGCCGCCGATCTGCTATGCGTTCTCGGAGACAGACGACGACCTCAAACCGCACGCTGACTCGGCAAAGCCCCAGGCGGAAAGTTGCGCGGTCTGCCCGAACAACGTATGGGGCAGCGACCCCGGAGGTGGTAAGGGCAAGGCTTGCAAGAATGTTCGTAGACTGGCGATTGTGTCGGCGGACGATCTGGACCCCGAGAAGCTGCCGAGAGCGGAAGTTGCACTGGCGAAGCTCCCGGTCACGTCCGTCAAGAATTGGAGCACTTACGCTTCGCAGTTGGCGAACGTCCTCAAAATCCCGCCACTAGCGGTGATCTCAGAGATGTCGGTCGAGCCGGATGCTAAGACGCAGTTCCAAGTGAACTTCCAGTTGGTCGATAAGATCACGGATGGGGCACTGATCCAGGGATTGCTGAATAAGCGCAAGGACACGACTCCGTTGATCTTCGCCCCGTACGACAAGCCGTCGGCAGCACCTAAGCCGGAAGCGGGGGCAGCTCGTAAATACTGATCTTAGTCTGGAGGCTCGCGTTGCGGGCTTCCGGGATGGGATCACCAGGGAGGAGCGATGAAGCGTACCGTACTGTTTCTAGCAATGCTCCAGGCGGGCTGTCAGACTACGCTCGACCCCAACTACGCCCTTCAAATGGAGTCGTACCGACTCACCGTTACCTCCCAGTCGAACGTGGAGATGGCCAAGGCTCGAGCTGAGGAGGCTCGTTACCAGGCTATGGCTGCGATAGCTGATCGAGCCGATCCTCAGAGTAAGCAACTTGCTCTAGTGGCTCTTGCGCTCGGGGGCAGGGGTGGATCGGATACCAGGCTCGTACCCGTACAAATACCGACGATCCCAGAAAGTCAAGAGGATAGGGCACTTAAGTGGGCTGCTATCTTTGCTGGCCCCGTGACCGCAGTAGCCTCAGGTTACTTTGGGTATAGGCTAGGGGTGACTCAGAGTAACAATCAGGCTAATTCGACCATTGCTAGCTACAATGCTTTCAGCACGACGGCTCTAGGTGGATACGCTGCGAACCGCGACATAGCTGGCGGAGCGTTCAATGTAGTTAACAACGCAAATCTGCGACCACTGACTCCTAACATCACGCTTAACGGCAACGGTGTAATTGGTGACGGGCGCTACGTGGGAGACAACTCCGGCGCGCTCTCAGGTAACCAAGGCATCATACGTATCAAGAGTCCCGACACAACGACACGTAATTGTACAGGAGGCACTACTGATACAGCAGGTAGCACCAATGCCACCTGCTGACGCCGACATCCCCACAAGGATAGCCCTGCTAGAGGCCAAGCTGCGAATCGTAGTCTTGGCACTAGAGGGTATGATTGTAGCCTTTGTAACAGCGTTGATTGCTTACTTCTTCAAGGGGTAGACCTAGTGAATGCTGTAGACTTTGAAACCGAGGCCATTGAGAAGCGGCCCAATTTCCCGCCGAAGCCAGTCGGCGTAAGCATTTGGTTAGCCGAAGCTGAGGCTCCTACATACATGGCGTGGGGGCACCCGAGCGGGAACAATTGTACCTGGGAAGATGCTCATAGATCGCTCGCCCAGATATGGGATGGAGAGAACGTCTTTCACAACGGTCGCTTCGACACTGAGGTCGCCCATAAATGGATGGATCTTCCCCGCCCGCACGACCCTCTGAAGGTCCACGACACGCTCTTCCTGAATTACCTGTTCGATCCTCAGGCGGACTCCCTCAGTCTGAAGCCGTCGGCTCACCGTATCCTAGGCATTGACCCGACCGAGCAGGACGATCTGCGGAAGTATCTAGCAGCTAAGGGGTACATTGGTAAGGAGTGGGGAGCTCATATCTCCAAGGCACCGGGTGATATTGTGTCCCCGTACGCAAACGGGGACACTTACCGTACCCGCAGACTTTTCGACCATCTGCTACTCGACATCAATCAGAAGGGTATGCTTGAGGCGTACCGTCGAGAGCAACGACTAGCCGCCATTCTGAATCAGAATGAGTCAGAAGGCATACGGATAGATCAAGTTAAATTGGAAAGGGACTTAGATGTTTACGAGGGCCAATACAAAGAGGCATCCGAAAGACTCCTCAAGATTATTGGTAACTGTAACCCTGACAGTGCCGCTGAACTTGCTGCCCGACTTATTGCGAGCGGTAGGTGTGTTGAGGAGGACTTCAAAAGAACTCCCACCGGTA